GGGGCTTCGGCCCCTTTTTTTATGAATTTAATGTACAAATTCCCCGGCGTTAATCTTCTTGAAGATGGCAACAAATACGATTGGCGAGAATTCGCAAATCTAGAAGATGGCGAGGATCAAGGATGGAGTGCCACATATTGGGACGCAAAAGCAAAATTTGACGCGGCAGCTATTGACGAGTCAAAAGAGTCTCAGCCACTCAGCCGGGTTGAACTTGAAAAGTTGGCAACAGAGGCGGGCATTAAATTTGACGGGCGCACATCAGACAAAACGCTAAATGAAAAGGTGGCCGAGTGGGCTACTCAAAAAAGCAATTCATAGACGCTGCATTTGAAGAGATTGGACTTGCCAGGTACACGTTTGATGTGTCGCCGGAGCAGGAGGAATCCGCATTACGGTTATTGGATTCGATGATGGCCGAATGGAATGCATCAGGCGTTCGCATCGCTTACCCATTGTCTGATCCAGACAATAGCGAAATAGACGCGCCCACAAATGTGCCGGATGCGGCATATGAAGCCATTCGCACCAATCTTGCACTCAAGCTCGCGCCGCAATATGGTCGCCAAGTCATGCCCGCGACAATGCGGTCTGGAAATCAGGCGCTGCAAGTACTTCGCGCTCGATTCGCTGTGCCGCCTATTGCGCCATATCGCCCCGGCACGCCATTAGGTGCGGGCAATTGGGCACTTGGTTTTGGCCGTGGCCCATTTATTCAAAACCCGCCAGTGGTTGACGCTGGGCCGGATCAACCTTTGGAATACGTGTAATGGCACAAATCAACCAACTATCATCCGTCGGCACGTTGACGGGCAGTGATCTAATTGCCATCTTCTCCAGCGAGAATTGGGACGCGAGGAAAGCATCGCTCACGACGCTTCTGACGTTCTTTCAATCGGCATTTGCAGCGCCCAATGTAGCCGTGCAATTCTCTACGCCTGGAACTGGGTTTAATCTCGCAATTGCAAGCGGGTCTACGTCTACGTGGGCATTGCTTCAACCGGCAGGCACGCTCGCCACTGGCACGGTTACTCTGCCACTCAATACGGCTACGCTAGACGGCTCAGAAGTGCTGATTACGTCAACGCAGCAAATTACCACCCTGACGACCGGGATCAACGGCGCAACGGCGGTATATGGTGCGCCGACAAGCGTAGGCGCAGACTCAGGGTTTCGGCTGCGCTTCTATCAGCCCACAAACTCTTGGTATCGCATTTCTTAAACAATGCAAATCCCGATCATCGCGGGCATTTACCGGGCGGGCAACCAGCTACAGCCAGCCTACCCTGTAAACCTAATCCCGACACCTAAAGCGAGCGGTATCAGTAATGGCTTTTTGCGCCCTGCCGAGGGTTTGGTTCAGACTGCAACAGGGCAGGGCAGCGACCGCGCAGCAATTGTCTGGGATGGGGGCCAATACCGCGTCTCAGGATCATCATTGATTAGTGGCGATGGCACGGTATTGGGCGACGTTGGCGGCGGCATTGCGGCAACAATGGACTACGGTTTTGACCGCATGGTTATTGTCTCCAATGGGAAAGCCTACTATTGGGATGGCGCAACACTGGCGCAAATCACAGACCCTGATTTAGGCATTGTGATTGATGGTTGCTGGATCGATGGATATTTTCTTTTCACGGATGGCACAAGCCTAATCGTGACCGAGTTAAACGACCCGTTTACCGTCAATCCATTGAAATACGGAAGCGCAGAGTCAGACCCTGACCCAGTGGTTGCGGTTAAACGAATCCGCACCGAGCTTTATGCGATCAATCGATTCTCAATTGAGGCATTCGACAACGTAGGCGGCGAACTGTTTCCGTTCCAGCGAGTTGAAGGGGCAATGGTGAACAAAGGTGCAATTGGCACAAAAGCCGTTTGCGTGTTCACAGACACACTTGCGTTTGTCGGGGGCGGGAAAAACGAATCGCTTGGGGTCTACATTGTCAAAAACGCGCAGGCTCGCAAGGTATCCACACCTGACATTGACAAAATGCTCAATGCGGTTTCCACCGGCAATTGGTCTCTTATTCAAGTTGAGACACGTCTAGATGAGTCGCATCAGTTTATTTACGTCCATTTGCCAGATCGCTCGCTTGTGTTTGATTACGCAGCGTCTGAAGCACTGGAGCAACCCGTATGGCACATTCTCGCATCCACGATTACCGGCTTTGCTCGCTATCTAGGCCGCAATTTTGTCTGGGTTGATGGAAAATGGCACGCGGGCAACCCAGCAGGTACGCAAGTCGGCTATTTGTCGGCGGACGTGTCGCACCATTGGGGATCATCAGTTCGCTGGGAATTGTCTACCGGGGTGATTTACAACAAAACGGCGGGCGCAATGTTTACGCGGATGGAAATGTCTGCGCTTGTTGGGATGGTTGATCTTGCCTACAGTCCCACGATATCCACGTCCTACAGTGTTGACGGCGTGACTTGGAGCATGCCTAGGACAGTCCCTGCGGGCAAGCTGGGCAGCCGCAATCATCGCCTTGTGTGGCTACAGCAAGGTTTCATGAAAAACTGGCGAATCCAGCGGTTCCAGGGCGACTCATCCGCGCATATCACGATGGTGGCGCTTGAGGCACAAATTGAGCCCTTGGCATGGTAGCAAAGCTCAGACTTCAGCGGGACGAGCTGGCTGCGTTTTTAGGCGACCGCAACAACGCTATTCGCCAATTCGAGACGCTATTCGCCATTGCTGATACCGTTGGCGTTACAGGCATGGATGACCTGCGGGCATTTGTCACAGCTTTAAGCGCGGCAGCTGGGCAGATCGCGCCGCCCGACGAAAGACCTCCAGCCGCGGCGGTTGTGGGTCAACCCGGCGACGTTATGCATGCCGTTGCGATACCTGCCCAAAACGTAGATTTTCTTAAAATCAATCAATCGCCGACCGCAGCCGAAGATCAGAAAATTAGATGGCGATCAATTGACGGCGCGCTGGAATATGGCGCAAACGGCACGCCAATCGGTATAGGCTTCGATGCGATGGTGTACGTGCGCAACAACACCGGATCAACAATTGCAAAGGGCGCGCCGGTAAAAATCGATACGACAATTAGCCAGTTGCCCGCGGTGTCCAGGGCATCCAATTCCGCGCCAAATACTTTTTTTGGCGTAATGGCATCAGACATGCCGACAGCCAGCAGTGCGTATGTGCAATGCTCTGGGCTACTGCGCAATGTCAACGCGACGGGCGCTCCATTTGGTGAGGTCTGGTCATCAGGTCAGCAAATTTATCTGAGCGCCACAGGCTTGACAAATGCTGCCCCAATTGCGCCAGCATATCGCGTCGTTGTCGGGACTGTTGTCGAGGCTATTGCTTTAGGCTCAATCATGATTCAGCCAGGCGAAGCGCGAAGCCTTAACCTATTGGCCGATGTAAACGCAAACCCGCTGGCAATGGCTCAATTGCTTATGTGGAACGCTACAGGCGGATTTTGGCAACAAGGCGCAGTCAATGCGGGCACAAGCATTGTGCTTACGCCCGCCGTTGGGGTATTAACCGTAGGAGTGACAAATGTCACCAATAATCAAACAGTTGTGATTCGATCGAACGTCGCATTGGCAAATGGCGCGGGCGCACTCCTCGGAACATTGACAAACTCGCCAGTAGCTGGGCCACCGAGTAAATGGGTAACAATCGACGATAACGGTACACTTCGGCAAATTCCCGCATGGTAATTTATGACAATCACAAATAGAACCCTTATCGAGTCGCAGTTCGTGCCTATTACAGCCACACCGGCGTATGTGTCAACACAACTGCGGACAACAATCACGCAATGCTCTGTCTACAACAACAATGCAAGCCCAGTGACGCTAATTATCTGGGCCGTGCCCAATGCAGGCGCGCCTGCAAACTCGAACATCATTTTTGTTGGCGCAATTCAAACGCAAGAAAGCCGACAGCTTGCACAATTGCTTAATCGAGTGCTTGAGCAAAACGCATCAATTCATTGGCAAGCTAGCACGGCCAGCGCAATTTCGGCAAGCATGAGCGGCTTTGTGCAAAGTTGATATAATTCGCACACTGCGTATTTGGTAGCCAGTGCCAAAGAGGAAAACATGAACTGGCTACGCGAAAACTGTTTGGCATTAAAACTACCAGAACCCGCCGTTACATGGCTTGGCATGGTTTTTGATGCAACTCAAACACTAGACGATTTTGCAGATGGCGACGAAGTGCCGCGCAGTCGTCTAGATGTTTTGATATGGGATGCCCTTGTTGGTATGCCAGCGAATCCTTTTTTTCAAGCCAATTGCCACACGCTTTTACCCGTGATGGCTAATTGCATTTTGAAATGGCAAGCATCCGATAAAGCGGAGCGATCCAAACGAGCAAGCCCCATGTCATTTGCATGGCGAGCATCGTTTTATGAGTTAATTTTGACCTGTGTGCATTTGGTTCACGGGCCACGATTCGCAATTGACAACGCCGAATCAGTCATGCGTATTTATGGCGAAACACTAGAACAATACAACGAGGAATTTCCAAATGCCTGATCCTGGAACCGGCGTAATGGCCGCAGTGAGTCTGTTTGGAGCCAACCAACAAGCCGGTGCAGCAAGCGATGCGGCTGGCCTGCAAAGCGATGCTGCGATGGCGGGCCTGCAATTGCAGCGCGAGCAAATGGAAAAGCTGCGCGAGATTTTGAAGCCCTACACCGACGCTGGCATTGGCGGCGTGACGGGCATGCAAGAGTATGCCAAGCCCGGATTAGTGGCAATGAACAAGCAGGCCGATTTAGCGGGTATTCATGGCCCAGAGGCGCAGCGTGCTGCGGTTGCTGAAATATCTGCAAGCCCTGAGTTGCAAGCGATGATGCAACAAGGCGAAAACGCCATGTTGCAAAACGCATCAGCAACTGGCGGGCTGCGCGGAGGGAATCTTCAAGGGGCATTGGCTCAGTTTAGGCCTTCAATGCTAAACCAAGCGATTAGCCAGCGATATGGGCAATTAGGGGGCTTTGCCAATATGGGCCTTGGGGTTAATCAAAACATTGCGCAGCTTGGTCAAGCATCAGCGGCTGGTGTTGGCACGGCGGGGCTGCAAGCGGCAAACAATCAGGGCAACTTGCTTGCTCAAATGGGCGCGGCTCAGGCGGGCGGCGCATTGGGCGGAGCCAATGCGTGGCGAGGGCTTGGTTCGGACTTGTTTCGACTGGGCGGCATGGGTGGTTTTGATTGGCTGAACAAGTTAGGACAGCGAACGGGCGGCAACTGGAATCCGGCCGATGACGGATTTACCAGCAACCCATTTGGAGGGGCGTAATGCAGCCATACAACTATGGGATTCCAGCATCGGGCATGATGGGCGCGTATGCGGATGGAATGCAAATGCGGGCCGCACAGGAGCAATTGCAGGCCAATGAAGATGCACGCCGCGCAAAAGCGGACCAATTTCAGGCGGCGATGGCTCGTGCGCAGCAAGTGCAGGATGAGCAACAGCGCTTTTTGAACTTGCCAAGCGCATCCATTCAGGACGTGCTTCGCTATTCGTCTTTTTTGCCAGCAGACATGGTTAAAGCTATGCAGCCACAATTTGAGGCGCTTGGCAAAGAGGGGCAGCAGGGAATTCTGCGATTCGGCGGCGAGGTTGTATCGGCAATTCAAGGCGGCCGCCCTGAAATTGCAATCGACATCCTTAAAACCCGTGCTCAGGCTGAAAAAGACCCAAAACAAGCCGATGCATGGAACCGCGCGGCGCAAATGATGGAGGTATCGCCACAGCTTGCCTTTAAGTCGTTTGCGCCATTGATCGCGTCAATGGCGGGCGGAAAAGAAATGCTGGAAAGCATTGATAAAAGCGCTGGCACGGCGCGGGCTGAAGAATTGCAGGGCGGTTTGATGGCGAAAGGCATTGCCGATGCTAACGCAGCAAAAGCGGATGCGACGATTAAAGGCGCGGCGGCGGCGAATGCTACACCGATGGCTAACGCAGCACTTGGCAAAGCTCAGGGCGATGCCCAGGCCGCGCAAGTGGCGGGTAAGTTTGCAGAAAAAGAAGCAATTGCAAGGCTTAATCAGTCAAATTGGAACGTAAAGGCGCTGCAAAATCAAATCGGGGTAGCATCTTCCCGGCTTGGGCTTGATAGAGAAGTCGCAAACGCGACGATTCTCGAAAAAATGGCAAATGCCACAGCTAGGCTAGACAAATCACAAAACATGCCTACCGATGTTCGCAAATTAATAAATGATGCGGCGGTATTGTCAGGCACCGCGCAAATGCAGGCGCAAAAACTCGAGTCTTTAGCGTCTCAATATTTAGCGTCCGGCGCTGGCTCTGGCGCGGGATCGAGGTTAAATGAGTGGCTAAAAAGACAAGGCGGCCACGAAAACGGGCTAACGACGTTGCGGAATGACTACGAACGCGCAGCAAAAGCTGTTGCGCTAAAGTCGTTGCCACCAGGTCCCGCATCAAATGCTGACCTGTTGTTTGCGATGAAAGGTGTGCCAGAAGCCACGGCAGCGCCTGAGGCGATTGCACAGTTTTTACGCGGCATGGCCATCATGGAAAAAATTACATCGGACACCGAGCAGGCTCGCGTCGATTGGCTGTCATCCAATGGCGGCGCAATGGCAAAAGCAAACGCGCCGTTTGAAGCTGGTGGCGTAAAGGTCAAGCCGGGGCAAACTTTTGCAGAAACTCAGGCAGAGATTGCCAAAAAATACGCAGTGGCTCAAATCCCTCAAGGAGAATTGAAAGCATCTGCGCCGGTTTCCGTAAGTGTCGGGGGGCGTTCGTTTATATTTCCAAACCAGCAAGCCGCGGAT